GCCGCCCATACCAGCCCCCATTCGGTTAAACATATGCAAGCCCCTTCCTTGATTTCCGCGCCGCGTCCATCAATGGGCGCAGAATGCGCTTTGACCACGGGTTGCGATTGACCCACTCCGCCCAACGCGGCCCATGCTTGATATAGGCCTTGCGCAGCCATGCGGGCGCGCTGTTCAGCATCCACTCGCGGAACTCAAGCCATGCCGGGTTTTCAGGCCCGTAAACCTCACGCGCGACCCAGCACATCATGGACGCCCCAAGCGCCAGATAGTTAAACAATCCGGGGTTTTGCTGCGTTGTCGAGCCGCCGCCGGAAGGCACAGCACCAAGCGCTTGGTTGACGCCCTGCGTGCTATTGATTGGCGAGGTGGCCCAGCCTCCATATTGCCCCACAGCTTGGTCAATAAGCTGCTGCTGCAAGCCCTGCTGCATAACCCCTTGCCCTATCATCGCATTGTTGGCCTGCATCCCCATGCCAAAGCCAAGATTGGACAAGTTGCCCTGCATTCCCGCCGCCGCTGTCTGGGCCTGCGCCCGAGCCGCCGCCGCTTGTGCGTTGACCTGCGCGGCCTGTATGCGCGCCTGCTGGTTGGCTATACCTGCATTCAAGCTTGCGCCTTGGTTGCTCATGTGGGCTTGCAGCGCGGATGAAATATCGAACTGCCCGGCCTGCTGCGCTTGCGAGAAATTCTGCTGGTTCAAGCCCGCAATCGTGCGCGCCATATTGTCGTCATAAGCGCGGTTCGTCTCAGCCATCGCAACGCCGTGACGCGACCCACCGAAGGCATTTGCCTGCGTTGCCGCACCGCCCGCCTGAATCATGGCCATCTGTCGCGCACGCTCAATATCGCTTACAGAAGTATCAATCACGCCCTGCGTAAACGGGTTCATATACGGGTCAAGGTCGGTGTTTGCCAACTGCCCCGCGCTGATCTGCTGCGCGGTTACATTGCCCGCACTTGCCCCACCCCGAATACTGCCTGCCGATTGTGCCGCACTGTTAGCCGTATCCAATGCGTTTGTATATGCGCCCGCGCTCTGCTGAAATACATTAGGCCCTTGCGTGGGTTGATACCCCGGTGCTGGCTGTTGTGCCGGTGTTGCTGCGCCTGTCCCGCCTGCCATTAGAACAATCCCCCCAAAAGCCCGCCGCCGCCGAACATGCCGCCACTTGTTGGCGCACCGCGAACCTCGCTAACTGATATGCCGGGGTTTCGCTGATACGACGCCATTTGCTGGTCGTATGTGTCTTGATACGACATTGGCGCGCTTGGGGTCGCATTGTTGCGCTGAAACTCTGATTCACTCGTCGCGCCGCCCCAGTCCTGCCAATTGCCTTGCGACTGCCCCCCGCTCATGACTGGAAGAGCGGCGCTTGCCGCCGGTGCTGGCTGTGCTGACTGTTGCGGCCTTCCTGTCAGCGGGTCCAGAAACATACCATTGATTGCATCGAACTGCCCCGGCCTGCGTTGCTGAAGTTCCGCAAGTGCTTGGTCATACAGCCCGCCCGATGAATACGCTTGAAGCCCGTTGCCGAAATCCTGCGTTTGCATTGTCGGCTGGAACATCTCGCCCTGCGGTGCCATACCAAACGCCTGCGCCATCGCGCCTGTATTCGCAAAGCCCTGTTGCTGCATGGGCGAGAAGCCCGCAACGCTTGGCCCGTAATACGGAACATAGCCGATCTGACCGGCTTCCTCTGCCCGCGCCAGATTGCGCTCTGCCGGGCGTCGCACCCAGTCGGGTATTCTGGTTTCTTGGCTTCCGCCTTTGCCACCGCTCATGTGTCAAACTCCTTTGCCAGCACGACATGCTGCCGCTTCCAGCCTCGATCTTTGTAAACGCGTTCCCAACCGGCCCGCCCGATGATAGTTGCGCCACTGCAACCCTGCGCCTTGCCCCAGTCTTCAACCGCCGCGTGCATGTCCACCAATTGCTCCAGATCACCGCCGCCCAGAAACACGTTCAAGACAAGCTTGCGCGGGTATGTGACCAGTTCCGTGACCAGACAGCCCTTTTCAGCGGGCCAAAGCTGCATTTTCCCGCTTATGATGCCGTCAACAATGTCCTGCCACTCATGCGTGCCGCCGGAATGCTCTAGCGCCGCCTCGATCCACGGCTTGCAGCGGATGAGATGGTTTACAACGCTGTCGCGCTGATCGTGCCGGTGTTGCTGACCGTGATCTGCCATCGTGACCCGTTCGGGCTGCGCAAGACCAGCTTGTTATTGCCGATCTCCACATCCCGCCCTTGCTTGCGGTTTTGCGCATCCGCTTGTTCAATCTGCCGGTTGCGCTCGATCTCCATGCGCGGGTTGTATGCGCCCGCTGGATTGGGTAGCTTCATCGCCGCCCCCGCTTGTTGACCTGCAAGCGCATGGTGCCCACACGCCAATCTGAAAGCCGCTCAGTCTCAACCCGCATACGCACCTGACGCCCTGAAAACCTTACGCTTGTCGGGTTGTGCATCTGATACGGGCCATAGTCGCGTTCAACATCATTGGGGTGAAACCGCGTCTTGAACACAGCGCGCACATCGCCTTGCGTCAACTCGTCCGGTATCAACATCAGCGCCGAAAACGTAAAATCGCCGTTGCCTACGCTGATCGGCCCGGTCTCGCAGAACGGCGATGATCCGTTATGGTTGATTCCGACTTCATGGTCGTAAACCGTGCCATCTGCGCCGAACCAGACCGGATTTGGATACACACCGCGCGGAACGCCTGCTGTTCTTGGCAGGATGCCAGTTGTCCAGAACTGATCCCGATAGTTGTAGCAGACGTATTCGTCGCACTCTGTCCCATTAGGATAGAACCACCAGATTTCGTTGAACTCAGGGTTTTCAACCGCCCATATCTTGCTTTCCTGCGCGCTGTTTATGCGCCGGAACACATAGTCACTCACATCGCAGGGTATTTCCTGAACCGCGCCGCCTTGGTAAGTGAAGAACCCGCCGCGCCCCATCCAGAACGCGCCCTCGTCAATGCTGACAATCGCCTGCCGTGAAATCAGGCCGCATGAAGTCCCGACACGCTCAAACCCGTAAACAAACAACCCGCCGGGCTGGTAAGTCGCGGTATGTGCGTCAATCGTTGTGACAATCAGCGCCTGCCCGCGAACCCGCGTGCCTGCCATGATCTGCCCGTTGGTCTGCAATTCCAGATCACCGGCTTCATTTGTCGCTGTTGGCGTCCAGACGGTGTTTGCTTCCCTGTCTGACCACTGCACCTTTCGCGGGTTGCCGCCTGCGCCAAGAGCGAATAGAAACCGCTCCTCTGTCACCATCAGGCCAAGATTGCCGGTTGGCGCGTTATCAATAGCCGCCGCTTTCTCGGTCGTCACCAAATCCCACTCCAGCAACCGGCCATCTTCGGTTGAACAGGCAACAAGGTTCTGGCCCCAGTTGTCCAGCGACCAAGTTGTGGCCTCTTGGAATGTCCCGCTTGGGATGGTTGGCACACCATAATTGCCTGCGCCATAGAAACCACCGCCGAAACCTGTGTTCTGGTTTGCGTCTTTCAGGCCTTCGGCCAAGTCGGTAGGCGTTAGATCGAAGTTATCCCCGCTCGCCCTGAACACTTCCAGCGCGTCAAAGCTGCCCACTGCAAGCCACTGGTCGCCGCTGTTATCCCGCCACGCCCGCGCCGATCTTGGCACAAGCGGCATTGCGGCTACAGAACGCTCGCGCCAGCCGCCGATTGGCTGCATGGCCCCGTCACGCCAGCGAACAAGGTTGCCGTCACGCCACCGCCCGCTTGACTGTAAATCTGTGCCGTTGCGGTAGAAGCCCGGCGGTAGATCGAGAGGGACAAGCATCACACGTCACCCGCGCTCAAGGGATAGCTGCGCCCCGGCCCCCAGATGATGCGGATCGCACCGTCCCTGCCTTCGCCCCCGGAGCTTCCAGAATCGCCACCGCCGCCGCCGCCGCCAAAACTACCACCACGACTTCCCTGCGCGTTTTGCACAGGAAAAACGCCGCTTGTCCCGCCTCTTGCGCCGCCGCCTTGGTATTGCGTCCCGGATGAATCGCCGCCTGCGCCACCCGTGCCGGGAAAATCAAAGGCTGACCCGCCGCCGCCGCCGCCGCCCCGGCGAGTAAGTAGCTGTCCGCCCGCAGTTCGTCCACCACCGCCACCGCCGCCGCCCTCTGCGCTTTGACCGCCCTGAAGGCCGTTGCCGCCGTTGCCGCCTGCGCCATAAAATGTCGCCGCGCCGCCGCCGCCGCCGGGCCTGCCACTTGCGGTTGAACCCCCAGAGCCGCCCGAATGCGTTACTTGACCAACGGAATCCCCGCTGCTCCCGCCTGCACCACCACTGCTGCCTGATGCGCTTTGGCCGGACCGTGCAGACAAAACAACATCCTCGCCACGCAAAACTTGTGCGGCGGTTGCGTTAAACTGGATTGTAAGCGTTTCCCCCGGCGTGACCAAAACAGCGTTTGAGGATGCGAAAGCGCCGCCGCCGCCGCCGCCGCCCGATCCAGTGTCACCATCCCCGCCCTGCCCAATCGCCGCAATCCCCACAGCCCCTACACCTGTCGGCACGGTCCATTGCGTTGTTGTATCAAGGCCGGTGAACTGAACTTGCCCTTTTGGGAGTCCATCAGCAAAAGCCACCAAAGGCGGACCGAATATCATTGGAAGGATACGCTTTGAGACGCAAGAATGACGCCACTCTCAAGCACAATATAACCAATCATGTTTATATCATTCGCGCCAGATGAAATAAGCTGCGCGCCGAGCGGGAATTTCCAGTCCGACCCATAGACCAGTGTTCGCCCGCCTGTTGCGTCTTGCTTGACCACGATCACGCCCGACTGCCCCGCCTTCTGGTTTGTCGGGTTGTCCAGCGTGCGATTGCCGCCAAGCGTCACAACGAAGTTGCGGCCCGCGTTGAAGTTTGGCGTGATGCTGGCCGCATCTGTCAGTGTGACAAAGGCCGCCGCGTTATAGACAGATTCTGCGTCTACAATTTTATTTGCCACACCCGCCCGCAGATTGGCCGCTGTCGCCACATCAACAGAAACGCTCAGACCATCAACAAGCGTGCCTGTGATAAGGATGCCGTTGCTCTCGCTGAAGTCTGTATCGACAATCGCTGTGATCTGGGTTTGCAGCCCGTCCAATTCATTGTCAACACTCGCCCAGTTGGCATTTAGCTTGTTGCCCCATGTGTCCTGTGACGCGCCAACCTCTGGCTGTGTAAAGCTGTAATTCGCGGTTATACCGTCTGCCATGCTATGCCCTCAGCCTCAGCGGGCCGCTAAACCGCGCCCGCTCGCTTGCTATGTTGAGATTTTGCACTGCGGCTGCGTATAGGCTGCCCCATACTGTCGCGCGCTCATCTTCGACCAGATACGGTGCAGACTGGATCAGCGCCCCATACAGATAAGCGTCCGGCGCTTCTGTCAGTAGCCAGTTTGTCGGTGCCGCTTCGGACAATGCCGGAATGCGCGCCATATACAGCAACTCGCCTTCGTAAGCGCTGTCAGGCGTCGGGTAAACTTCCAGCTTGCCCGCGATATGCGCAAAGAACCTTGGCCGTCCTGTGTCCTCTCTGCGCTTCCAGCGGGCTATCTCTTCGCGGCTTGCCAGTTCCATAGGCTTGTCGCCCATTGTCAGGCGGATTGTTTCCATCCAGTCATCGGGCAGCAGTTCAAAGCCTTCATCAAAGGTCGCTGTCTTGCGCTGCTCCATGCGCCAGTGACGCACATCCCGCGCCATCTGCGCCTCGGCCAGCGTGATGAAGGTCGGGATTGTCGCGGCCAGATCGTCGCGGTTGAGAAACGCAGCGATGTTGGTTT